GCCTCTATCCCGTCGATACATTCTATGTCCCCCTTGTTATAGTGCGGTGGATTGTTAACATTATCAGGCTTGTAGGGAGCTACCGAATCCCACTCCTCTGGTGTTACATCATTCAGTCTTTTAGTTCTCTGTTTCATTGTTTATCCACTCCTTTGGCATACTATCAACGCTAAACCATCTAAAGCCCTTAGCACTGGCCCACTCGCCATGTGATCTCTTTGTTCCATCCTTACGCCTCTTTGCTTGGGGCATAGGCGAAGAAGGGTTTGCGAATAAAAACACAAGTTCTGTGTCTTTGTCGTCAAGAACCTTCTTGATCCATATGTACTTGCTGTATTCTGCATGATCCCAGAATCTTCCTTTAGCTTCTAGAAGAATTGTCTTACCCTCTATCTCTCTAATAAAGTCTGGCTCATATGTGTGCTTTATTATGTAAGATACTTTATTAGTATGAAACTCCCAGTCACTAAGAACATTTTCGTGTAACATCTTTTCCCATTTAGAATCATATCCAATAGGCTTATCCTTTTTTGTTGGTCTTCTACTGGTCAATGTATGTTTCCTTTTCTAAAAGCATCCTCTTTACTAGACAGTATGTTTAAGTTCTCTATTACCTCATCTGGTACACCTATTATACCATCTCCTGACATAATTAAAAACTGCGCCATCTCTATTATAAGGGCTTCTAGTGAGATCTCAGGAATTGTTGTCATAAAGGTATCTCTTGTACCTTTGGCAAAGACACTACCCTAGTAAAGTATTTAATACCATTAGAATATTTAAAAGCTCTTAAGCCCTCACCATTATTAGAATCAGCCCAGCATCTCCTTTTATATGGACAGTAAGTGCAGATAGGATGCAACTTCATGTTGCCTCTTTTACCCTCTGCTACAGCCGCATAACATATTTCAGGAGGATAGCTGTTAGACAACACAGTTTCTATTTCTTTTATTTTTGTTTTTATATTAGGCTTTGTTAAGTTGCCGGGGCGAAGGAGGCATATCTCTCCTGACTCTTTGTTCATGGCAAAGAAGCCGCCGTCCTCTGTACCTTCTGCTTGTTCGTACCCAGCAAGCTGTGCCATGTAACCAAAGGTGTCGTTGTTTTCTAGGGTTCCTTCAGAGAACTTTTTAAAGGAAAAGTTAGAGGCTGTTTTAATGTCTACAACTTCCCCATCAATCTTACAGTCTATGTGGCCTTTAACACCGTCTACCTCTACTTCCTTTTGGGTATCGGTTACCTCGTGACCAGCAAGCTTTATAAAAAGAATAGCAACTTGTTCAAGCATGTGTCCATATAAAAACTTAATGAACGTAGAGGGATGTAAAGTCTTCTCATCGAGAGTGCCGCCATCCTTAGTTTTAAAGTCGTACCACACTCTACGAAGGGGTCTTCCTATGTTAGACATACGCAGGTTTTTTGATTGTAAATAAGGCGTTGACCATCCTTCAAGAGCTTCTCGCATGTTAACAAGGAACTCCTCCATTAAATCTTCAGGGATGTCTATACCTTTGTCGCTGTTAAGGCCATCAAGAACGGTGTATATATCAGGTATTAATGTGTCTAATGTCTTCATTCTTTATGCTCCACGAAATTAATTTTCCTTGTATTAGAGTTGAATATTAGAAGAACGACTCCCAGTTTTATCTGCTCTTCTGTTCTTCGCCTCCCCCAAACTTTACCTTCGTTGTCAGCACCAACAGTCTTTACATCTATTAAAGTTGTGACCTCATCTTTCCTAGCTATAAGGTCAATTGATCCTGAACACCCACAGTTTTTAAATACCTCATAACCTTGATCCCACAGCCAAGTAACTGCATAGTATTCAGCCATGTCTCCTTTTCTTGACTTAGTGTGTTTCATCGGTAACCCCTGCCTTATATTTGATGTGTCTAATAACTCTTGACCCCTCTCTCTTATCTCCCTTGTAGAAAATAAGGTTTAGTTTTTCTAGTTCGTTTGGTCTAGATGTTATAGAACTGTCAGATTTCTCAGGGAATTTTCTGGTCATCTCTCTTGTCGTTGTACCTTTATTACCTGCCTCTTCAATTAAGTTTAGAACAAAGCCACGAGCCTTACTTATATTCATAGTATAAGCAGCCTCTTTACTTGTCTGAGGATCATTTTTCCTATGTAGCTTGTGGGGTTCTATGTTTTTAAATAAATCTACCTGTTTCATTTTAGCTGTATCCTGTTCTGTATCGTTAATTGGTGTCTCAACTTGTTTGTTCTTGACGAACCTATCTAGAAAATCTTTTATGCCTTTAGACTTATAATGTTTTAGCGGAACCTTTCGCCATCTGTTTCTTGATGCCCATCTCCCTGTAGTATAATAATACATATATGCTTTATTTCCATAAAATATCCACAGCATGTGGGCAGCATCTTTTCTTTCATACTTGATTCCTTGCTCTTCTAAGTAGCCTGTAACATCTTCAAGTGATTCATTTGTGTCATGCCTAAGTAATACCTCTCCTTTTGAGTTTGTTCTGTCATAAGTCCATGTATATTCTTCAGTGTGTTTCACTCCAATTATCTCCTATTTTATACTCCCCATCAAGAGGACATTTAAGTTTAAGAACTTTACCAGCTTCAATGATTGCCTCAACACCTAGCCTACCTACTTCATCAGCCTGGTCTTCTCTTACTTCTAACTGCCACTCATCATGTACATTGGCAACAAAGTGTGCATCTAACTCTAACTCTTTAATCTTATCATATAAAATAACAAGGGCTTGCTTCATTAAGATTGCACCTGCTCCTTGAAGAAGCGTATTTAAAGCTGCCCATGAATTGCGTATCTTTAACTTCCTACCGTCTAACCCTTTGAGATATTCTCGTTCTGTTGACACTCTAGCAACTTGATCTTTAAGAGTTGCAAATGATGTGAGATTATCGAAGAATGATTTTCTAAGTTTCTTCCCAGTTTCTGTGCCTCCTCCAGCCACACTTCCAAGCTTTCCATCTCCTGCCCCGTACAGTAGGGCGTATATGAAAGTCTTAGCCTGATCTCTTGATTCAAGTCCTGCAAGCCGCTGATTAGTGGTGTGTATGTCTCCGTTAATGATTTCATTTGTATAGTCCTTATCGTTCATGTAATGAGCAAGCATTCGTAGCTCAAGGCCACTAGCGTCGATGCCTACCAGTTTGTACCCTTTAGGTACTGTCCAACACTCTCTACACTCTTTGCCATAGATAGAATTAATACTAGGTACTTGAGCCATGTTAGGTTCTCTGTGAGCCATTCTACCTGTTATTGTCCCGTTAGGTATGACGTAACCATGTACCCTTGTCTGCCCACTAGAGGACTCCTTACATGTATCTACCCACGATTCAATCTGTGCATATCTTTTCTCTAAAAGGAAATACTCTTTTAGAAGATCAGCCTCTGGTATTCCTTTCACAGCAGACAATGTTTTCTCATTTACAATAGGTCTGCCATGAACAGTAAACTCTGTCGGCTCCCAACCAGCATCTATCAAGAACTCTCCTATTTGTTTTCTAGAAGATATGTTAGGCTCTACAAGAGTTGTCCTAGTTATAGGGCTATTAATGTCGTGGTCAATTTCTCCGTTTGGCAAGTGAAACAGCCTCCCGCTTACAGTTCCATGCTCAACAGCCGTTAGTCTTCTTCTTTCACCTGTAGAAGTCTTAGCTATTTTAGATACTAGCCCTCCTTTAGTGTAGTAGGGAAAGAGAAGCTCCTCATAGGTATAGGGCTTAAAGGCTTTCTTTACCTCGTTAGTTACTGTCTCCTTTCTCTCTCTAATCTCAGCAAGAAGAAGCTCTGCCTTTGCCCTATCAAAATAGAAACCATGCTGCTCCTGCTCTTCCATTATAAATGCTACGGCATGTTCGATCTTAATACTTAATGGAGAGAACCCTCTGCTGTTTTCTTTTAAAGCATAGTATGTCTCTGTGTTAAGCTCGACATCTCTTACACAGTAGTTAAGCATTGTATCTGTGTACCTGCTAAAGTCATCAAACTTTATCTTCTTAAATCCAAGGGTGTGTCCCCATTGTTCTAG